TCACATTGTCCTCGCGAGCAAGCTTTCTTCTTCGGCCTCAACGTATTCGGCTTTCGGATCCACGAAGAACCGATTGCCGACCTTCTTCGGCTGCGGCCGGATTCTCCCATCATGCACCCAACGATGCAGGGTGTTCACGTGGGGCTTGTGCTCGCCGAAGACTTCGACGGCCCAATCGGACAGGGGTATCAGTCGGGGCATGATGTTCTCTCAACGGTGCACGGCCAGCGCATACCACATCGCATAGCCGATGGTCATGGCGCTCGGGGAAAGGGCGATGGCGGTCAGGAGGCGGTGGCGCTTCATGGCTGATCCTCCCTAATCAACAACCACTGCGCGAACTCGACATACCGATACGCGTCGATCGTCATGCGCCGGGCGATGTTCTGCTGCGCGTATTCAGGCAGGCCTGCGGTGCGCGTCTCGATGCTCTGCAGCGAGTAGACCGCGGCGTCGATCTGATGCTCGATGCGGTTGGCGAGAGAGGGGGTCATGGGTTCGGCTCCTCTTTGCTCGCCACGCTCGACGGTGTGATTCCGAACGTCTTGCAGATTTGCGGATCCTGGAGCGCTCGGTGATAGTGGTCGCTTTCCCATTGCCAGCGGGCATCGCCCGTCAAGTTCGCAGGCTCCGCATCCTTCTCCATCCCCGCGATCCGCTCGCGCAGGGCGGCGATCTCGGCGGAAAGAACATGCTCATTCGCTCGAACGAATGCCTCTTGCACGGCGTTGTCGTTGAGCACGACTCGTGCGTATCCGATGATGCGGTCGTTTACTTCCTTGATGCTGTATGGGCCGATCAAGCCGCACATTTTGGCAAGAGCGAAAAGATGCTCGTAACTGACGTCCGGTGTCTGCGTGACCTGCTTTAGTTCGGATATAACGGTGGTCTGCCGGCTCCCTTCCTTGGGCGCATACACAAGCAAGTGTTTCCACGCGCGCGGATCAACAGCATCAGCCTCACTGCCGAGGCGATCAACCAAGTCCATCATGAAATCGCTGATGGGTTGCGCCTGCCCCTCACTCGCGCCCGCTGCAAGCACCGCACGCACGGCGTCGAGGAATATCGCGCTGGTTGTCCCGGTTCCCCACGGAAACGGACGGCAGGCCTCACGCGCGATCTTCAAGATTTGTTCGTCAGTCATCGGTTTCCTCGTGCTTGTTCGCGAATTCTTCGTTGTCTTTCAGCATCCGAATTCCCCTCGCGCATTCTCTTGCCATCCATTCGAACCTGTCGGCAGATTCATCACCGACGAAGCCGAAAGCCAGAATCGCCTCGCACGTCCGCGCAGCGCGCTCGTATGCGTGATTTCTAAGCCAGCAATCACGGCGGTATTTTTTTACGAGCGGACTATCGGCCAACGAATTCGAAACCGCCTCGTCTTCCGATCTCGCGCCTGCTGCGAGAAGGGCGTCGGCTCGTTTTACCGCTTCTTGGCTCCGGATGTCTTGTCCGTGATCCTTCATCCATGCGCGCAACTCTTTAGAGCACAGGCGCAACACTGCGGCGATTTCCTCAGTCATTGCCGGACTCCTTTGCGATGGCTTCTACAATCAGCGCTTCGACTGCATCAAACGCCTCGTTGACGTTTCTTGCCATGTAAATCGCGTGACGCGCACTTCGCAGTGCGGCAATGGCACTCGCCCCCGCCGCATCGGCTACCGAACTATCCGTTGCGTGCCTCTTAGCGAATGCTTTGCCTGCTGCATAGCCCTTTGTGTACGCCTCGCCCGGATTGACACCCGCCGCATCGGCTACCGAAGGTGCTCCTGCTGCGCCGCCGAGCACGCCGGGGTCATCGCCCATTGCGAGCGCTTTGCGGTATATCGCGTCACGCTTCGAAGAATCGGCTACCGAAGGCGCGGGAGGGGCGGCGTAGACGATGCGATAGTTATCCGGATGACCGTTCAGCATGAAGTTTTCGTACCGGGCCTTATCGATGTCTGTCCAGTTATCAAATCCCATACGCGCCTGATAGATCGGTTTCGCCCCCGCCGCATCGGCTACCGAACTCGGGCCTGTGCGCTCCATGAGTTCGGCGAACGTTTCGTTATCAGCTACCGAAGGCGCTTCTGTGCGTCCAATCGTGCGTCCTTCATTGAATCCGCGCTTGTAGTATTCCTGCTGCACTGATTCCAAATCGGCTACCGAACTCGCGGGAGTGGTGGCGAACAGTGCATCAACGATGCGCCGCGCGACGAATCCATCCCAATGCTCGCCTTTCGGCGGCTCTTGGCCGTCGCAGATCAACTCGTAGACGGTCTGCACGCGAGGGTCGTCAAACTTAGCCACCGGCTTCGCCCCCGCTGTGTCGGCGATGCTCGCGTCGATGTGCTGCATGATTCGCTGAGCAACGTCGTAATCGACATACAGCCCGTTCAATTCGCCTTCGATGGCGTCTCTAAGATGTTGCACGCGTGCGTCTTTCATGTTCTCTCGCAATAACAGTCTGTCCAACAATCAGAGTCACGCGCTGCTGCTCGACCTCCGCGACCATCTCCACGAATCTCTGACAGAGCGCGTGCGTCTGTTGTGTCGTCGGCTTCCGAGCGTGGCCGATGCTTTCTAGGCAGTCGAGCAGGGCGCGGAAGGTGGGGAGGAGCTTCAGCATGCGGTCGCTTCGGCGCGCGTTTGCAGTTGCGCAAACAGTTCGTCGGCATCCTTGAACACTTCGCGCGCTTCAGCCTGCGTGGCGTAATAGGTGAAGCGGTCATCATGCAGATGGTGGTAGTCCGCGCCGACTTTGACGCTCGTTACCTTGCCGTCGTACATCGGGTATTCGAGATACGAGCAGCTTCCGTGCAGATGCAGTACAGCCGTCGCTTCTTGCCACAGGTTCGCACCGGAGAATGCGCTGAAGTGCGGATGCTTCGGGTAGATATAGGCATAGACGGCCCAACGGTGCGGGCCTTCCCATTCCTCTACGCGCACGCTATGCCGGGTGATCTCGATAAGGAAATCCTTCCCTCGACGTCGCCATACGTCTTTGTGGTCCCATTCGCTCATTTGCTTCCCTCGAAATGAAGCCGGCGCTCGTAGGCGCCGGGGTGGGTGGTTATGCGTCGATGCGCGTGTCGTCTTGAGCGAGGTCTGATCCCTCGAATGGATCGCGCTCGTCGTCGATGTCGTCTTGATCGTCGAACAGCGTTGGCACTTTGTCCGGAGGCGAGAGCGTGATGATCATCTCTTGCTGGAGCCGCGTAGCGACCTTTCCATGGTCAATCTCATCCTTCGGATGGGCCGTGATCTTGAAGCCGATGCCAACCGAGCCACCTTCCTGCGCGACGAAGCGAACGTCTTTCAGGCCGCACTCCGCAAGCAGAACGTCCTCAGAGCCGGTCGCGCCGATATGGATGCGCAACGTGTAGCCGGCGCTCTTTTTGTCCCAAGCGAGATTTCGCATGAAGGGGAAGCGCAATTCGGTCAGATCCTCTTCGCCTTTCTCCGGCTCGAACAGTCCGGGCGCGGCCAGAGGCTTGCGATAGAGCATGGGCCGAAGCGCCGGGTCAAATTGATCGAGCGTCCTGCTTGGCACGACCAGATACCAGCCGATCGAAAGCGCCGGCACTCTATCTTTTCCATGCTTCTCGCTGACGTTCGTGCAGGAAACGATCTTCGCGAGTTGGTCTTTGAGGCTGAACATTCATTTCTCCGGGGTGAAGGTGAGAAGGGGCGGTTCGGTATAAACAGGGTGCTGCGTAGGACGCATGGACCGGCGCCACGCCGTCCACTCTTCGCGAGTGCGCAACCCATAGCGGCCGTCACCGAGACGGGGATGCGTCATTTCGGCAACCATGCCGAGCAGTTCATCCCAGCACAGCTCGTCGTGGTAACGATCGCCCTCGTGCAACGTGAATGAGTTTCCGCCGTTGATTTCGATCACGAGGACGCGCATGTCAGGCTCCCATCAGCTTTTCACGACGGTCTTCGTACTCTGCCGAGAGCTTCACAAACTGGTCTTCCGGCAAAGAACGGCCGCTGTCGAGCACCATCGCGAGCGTTTCAACGTCCTTCGCCTTCCCCATCTGGCTCAGAAGGTCGTTGTAGTCGACGGTCATGTCCTGCTGCTGCGCGCGCTGGTCGGTGATCTCGCCGGTGGCTTGGTCGATCACGTCGCCGTCGTCGTTGTCGTCGCTCGGCGTGATGTAGTCGCCGTCGAGCACCGTGTCGAGCGCCTGCGATCCGTTGCGCGCGCCGACGTCATCGATCGCCGTAGCCGTTGCCAGCTCGATGCTGACTGGCAAGTACTTGAAAAGCCGGCGCAGCACCGTCTTGCGGCCCATCTCTTCGTAGTGCTGGCCCCAGACTGTCTTTTCCTTGTCGCGCGCGAACTTGAAGTTCTGGCTCGCGTCGCGGATCTCGTTGACCTGCTCGGCGCTCATCACCTCGAACGCATGACCGCCGCCGACCAGCTTCGCGACCGCATAGAACGCGATCACGTGCCCGCGATTCGTCATGGCCGGTTTATGTTCGAGCTTCTCGTCGAGGCCGTAGGAATAGTCGAACGCGTCGCGCTCGTGCACCGCGTGCGCTGCGATGCTCACGACTTGTCCCGAGCGGCGAGCAAGATCGATCAGGCCTTTGTAGCCGATCACAATTTGAGTCTCGACCTTGTCCGTCACCCACTGGCCGCCCTGCTTTTTCTTCTTCTCGAACGGGATCAGGTACGCGTGCCCGAGCGGCGTATTCGGCTCCAGGCCAAGCTGCGAGCACTGCACGACCGCACCCATCAGCGATTCGACCGTGCATTCCATCAGCTTCGGCGTCGTGCGCAGCGCGCCGAGCGCGATCTTGAGCATGCGGTCTGGGCTGACATGCTTCGGCAGCACCGCGGCGAGCGTCGCTTTCTGCGACTCGAAGAACGTCTTCACGCTGCCGATGCCCGCGTCGCGCGCGACCATCTTCGACGTCTGTTTCAGGTTTGCAATGCTGGTGGTTTGTGCCACGTTCACTCCTCGGTTGAATGATGGATTCTCTTTGCGGCGATATAAGCCGCATGTGCTTCCTCGGCCGTATCGAAGCGGCCGAGATAGTGGTTAATTCCGTTTGCTGTAATTTGGGCGACGAACCGATTGCCTTTTGGCGATGCGCCGAGAAGACCGGTTTTGCTGTTGTGTCTCGCGCCATGAACGTTCCGGTTATTCAGAAACCGATCCGCCAGGCGCAGATTGGCAAGCGCGTTGTGGGAGCGCGTGCCGTCGATATGATCAAGCTCCGTCTCCGGCCATTCGCCATGGACATGCAGCCATGCCAAGCGATGCGCGGCGTAGCGCCGACCATCGACCGATATCTGCAGGTACCCCTCACCGTTGTCCGAACCCGCTACAGCGCCTGCGACTGCACGGCGAGAAGTCTTTCGCCATGTGAATATTCCGGTGTCAGGCGCGTAGTCGAGGAGTTCACGAACGCGATCTGCGGTAAGCATCACTCCTCCTCAGCGCGTTCCATCGCCCACATCGGCAGACGAATGAGCGTGATTCCGTTCGAGAACCCTGGCCATTCCCCGCTACGCATGCACTCAGCGTATGTTCTGAGGTTGCGTTTGTAATGGCGTCGGCCGGCTTCAAGACTTTCTTCGTCGAGCATCATTGCTGAGGCGGCATAGGGCCATTCATTGCCGACGGCTATGAAGATGAACGCTCGAACAGTCTTGCCGCTCGCTTTCTCGTATCCGTCGGTATAGAAGGAAGCCTGTTTCGCATAGGCCTTTCGAGCGCATTGCCGCGAGAATTCGTTCGGGCTCGGATCAGAGAAGGTTTTCAGATCCAGCAAAATCACCGAATCTGCATCGACGTCATGCACGAAGTCCGGCCTGCACCGACATTCCATGCCCGTCTCTTCATCAACCCAAAACGCGGACACCTCGGCAGCGCCTTGTTCGAGCACTTCTCCAATCTCAGGGAGTGCTCGAACGGATACCGCTTGGCGCGTCGCGGCCTCGTACTGATCCGGCTGGATGGCCGTGTGCTCGGGATGCGCCGCAACGAATTCCTTCCATTCCTTGGTGCCGCGGTGAATCGCCTTGCCGACGATGTATCGCTTCTCGAACTCCTTCGGCTCCAGCACAGCGCAGTGAGCCAGCGCGCCTTCGAGTTGCCCTTGCTTCTCGCGCGGCGCCGGCCTGCGCGGATCGCGATGGCGCGACCAGAAGATGAACGGCGACAGGTCGATCGAGTCGAGCCCGGATTTGCTGACCGGCTCCATCGCGTGATAAGCCTCGATGTCGAGCCCATGCACGATGCCGGGGATGAATTCGCGTTTCATGCTGCGGCTCCAAAGAGCGCCACGTCTTGCCAGTGGCGAAACGGCTTCATTTGACGCAGAAGCTCTGCCCGGCGCTTCATGTCGGCGACTTCTTCGCGCGTCATGCCGGGATGCTTGACGGCCTTCTCGCGGCTCGGCTGATATCGCGCCGGCGCGACAATCACGTCAGGTTCGTCGCTTACCTCGTAAAGCCAGCTTCGATTCACGCAGCCCTCGCGCGTCTTGCCTGCCTTGCGGAACCGCGTGCCGGGGAAATCCTTCTTGCGGGCGGTGCGGATGATCTCGCCGATGGCGCGCTCGTCGATGCCCGTCTCGTTCGCGATGGCAAAGACTGTCGAGGGGCCGAGCTTTTCGAGCGCCGCGCGGATTCGTTCGATGCGCGGGCGGGTGTCGCGTTTCTGGATCATTTGGCGCGCTCCCCATACGGCGTTGCGCGGCGCTGCACGCGGTTGCACGGGGCCAGCAGGTAGCGATCGCCGAGCGCTTCTTTCGCGCGCGCCAAGCGCTCCTCGACGGAGTCCACGTATTCGGCCCATTCCTTCAGCAGAGCCTTGCGTTGCTCGGTATGGAAGTCGGTCATGGTCAGAACCTGATGATGGTCACGATCAGAGAGGCGAGCAGTGTTGCGAACCCGCACACGGATAGATAAACGACTGCTGCGCGAATCATTCGAATCCTCTGACGCCCAATGCAACGAGATAGCCCCAAGCGTTCGGATTCACGAGGACCTCGAACATGTCTTCTGCATTCGTGCGGCAGTGCTCGCCCGGAATCGTGCAGAGTTCATCGCCGAAGTCGTCGGTCAGGAAGGTCGTGAGCGGTTGCGGCGTCGGGCCGCTGAAGTACATGATCTGCATGGTCAATCCTCGTATCGCTGGAACCACTCGTCCGAATGGTCGTCGTCTTCGTCTGCTTCTTCTTCGTCGTCCGGAAGATCACGCAGAAGCAGGTCATCGTGATCAGGCCATTTGTCTATGAGGCGCATGGCATCAGCACCAGACAATGTCGTCGTAATGGATGGTTCGATAGCGTTCGTGAATCGCATGACCGGATTCACAGACGTAATCGAGCGATTCGAGAACTCCGTTCTTGAAGTTCCAATAGGTGCGGGTCCACGTCCCGCGTCGTTGCGCTCGCGTCCACATGGCGCGCCTCACTTTTCTTTAACTTCGATGCCAAGCAACCGCGCGAACTCGTAAAAGGCGTCTTCCTGCTTCTGAGTCCCCAGAGTTGCGACGAGCAGGCCGGCCGCCTTAGCGGCCTCCCAGATCTGGTCTTTGGTCATTGCAGGAAGATCTCGTCGCTTTCCCACATGTTTCGGCCGCGCACCACGCGAAGGGAACCGTCCTTGATCAACTCTTCGTTGAGTCGGCACACATCGCGCGGATCGCCAAGCCCGATTTCTTCAAGCGCCGGCCAGCAGTACGAAAGCGCTTTGCCGTTGCGGTTGATCGAGCGGTAGTAGTTGAGAAGTGCGTCTTTCATGGTCTTGCTCCTTGGTCTCAATGGAGCGTCAACCCGTGGCGCTCTAGTGAGACTTCTCCGCTCTGTCGCCTCGCTGGCTCGGGTCTTCGCCAGGTCATTAGGTCGGCCCGATTGCAGCTCGGGCTAGGCATTCCCGACTCACGTTGCCGGGCTATCCGGTAGCAGCAGGTGCCCTGCGCTACAACTCCAGATTACAACCTACAACTCTGCTTTGCAAGCGCTAGTTGTAATTGAGGTGAAAAAAAACCGCCCGAAGGCGGTCGCAAACGATTTGTCTATGGGAATCTCAATTAGTGAACATCTGCCGCAGCTTCGGCCAGCCGAAATAAATGAACGGTCCGCCGATCAGAGTGATGCAAAAAAACGACGCTATTGCGCCACTGACGGCCCGATCAGCGGGTAGGGAGATAGCGAGGAAGGAATATATCGGGGCCACGATGCCAACGAGCCCCCAGGCGCACAAGAACATCGCCTTGGCGGCCCACCAAGCCGCCGCGAAGCGGATCACAGCGTAGAGCGCCGCAATCGACACGATGCCGGTGATGACGGCGTAGCCGATGTTGGAGGCCAGTCCGTCAATCTGGTCCATCATTCCTCCGGCACCCATTTGCCAGTAACGGTGCCGATGATCTCAACCTCGTCCGTCTTCTCGGCGAACTTGTCGGGCCACTCGGGATTAATCGTCTTGAACAGGACGCGATCTCCATCCGTGAGGATCTGGCGGAGTACGGGGCGCGTACCGGGTTTCAATACGACGACCACAGTGCTGCGGTTCTTCGGTTCTTTGTGCGGGTTCACTGCCACTATGTCGCCCGGCGCATAGGACTTCTGTCCCGCTGGCGCCACAGCGCTTTCGTCTTCAACCTTAAGGCAGAACGCGTCTTCAACAGCGTTAGGGATCTCGATCCAATCCAACGCCTGAGAGTCCGAAAATTCGGTCATCAATTTGGCCCACATGCCGGCTTGCTCCCAAGTAATTAGGGGCACCTTACCCCATAATTTCTCAGGCATTTTCTTTTGTTCGTACGTTTTTGACTCGGCAATGACAAGCGAACCATCGTTCCTTTGCACTGCCATGTCTGGCTCCCTCGTAGAAGCCTCAGCAATGTATTCGTAAACGGTTCCCTTTACTAGGTCCCGGATACCAACTGACAAAATTCCGGCAATCTCTACTAATCGAGACGCTTTTGGTCCCGATCCTCCGCTCTCCCATTTCTGCACGGCCTGAGGCTTGATGTCCAGCGCCCGAGCCAACTCTGACTGGCTCAGTCCCTTGTCCTTCCTGAGTTTGGCGATCCGGTCGCCGATATCGATGGCATTCATGCCCTCAATGGTACAAAAGTCGGTTGTAGCCGGCATTGCAAATAGTGGTTGAAAGTTTCGGTTGTAAGTTGTAGTCTTGCGGTTGTAGACACACAACCGGGAAACTTCCAATGACTACGCACGCAATTGAGCGAGCTGCTCAAATCCTCGGCGGTCAATCTGCGCTTGCCCGAAAACTCGGGTGCACCCCTCAGGCCGTTTCGAAAATGTGCTCAACCGGCCGCGTGCCTGCTGAGCGCGTCCTCGCGATCGAGAACGCCGTTGAAGGCGCTGTCACGCGGCACGAACTGCGGCCCGATCTTTATCCGGTCGAACAAGCCGCCGCCTGATTCCCCGCAAGCGACGGTTTAGTGGGAATTAAACCATTCGTTCGCTGCAGTGCACACATACGGGCCAGACCACCGTGAATACACAACAAGCCGCGCATGCCGTTGCACACGACTTCGCGCACAACACCGACACGCTCGCCACGCTGATGGGGCTGTCGTCCGGCGCGATCCTGCGCAACAAGGTCGTGCTGAACCGCACGCCTGAGAACCGCAATCACATCACGCTCGCCGAAGCGGTGCGCATGACCGAGATCACGGGAGATAACCGGATCGTCGAGGCATGGGCGCGCGAGCTCGGCATGGCGCTCGTGAAGATTCCGCTGCCGGAGAACTGCGCCGATCAGGACGTCATCGACCTGATGGCGAAGTCGCTTGCCACGCATGGCGATGTCGGTACCGAGATCGTCAAGACGCTGGAAGACGGCCGAGTAGAGCGGCATGAGGCGAAGAAGGTTGCCGAGCGCGCTTTCGCGCACATCGTCACCGTCGTTTCGCTCGCGAGTCGCATCGAAGGCATGGCCGAAAAGTGAGCCGAGGGACGCCATGAACTACTACGAGCACCACATCGGCGACTATGACGAAGCGACATCGCACCTCACGGCGTGCGAAGACGGCATCTATAGCCGCCTGATTCGCAAGTACATGGCGAAGGAACAGCCGTTCCCCGACGACCTTCCTGCGTTGCAGCGCCTCGTCCGCGCGCGCACTCGCGAAGAAAAAAACGCAGTCGCTTCGATACTGACCGAATTTTTTTATTTGGCGGATGGCTTCTGGCGTCAGAAAACTTGCGACGAGGCCATCGAGAAATTTCGCGACGGAGAACCCGAGCGCGAAGTGAAAAAAGCGAACGAGAGCAATCGCCTGAAACGTCATCGCGAAGAGCGCGCAGCCTTATTCCGCGTGCTTACCGAGGCAGGTGAGCATGCTCAGTGGAACATCGGTATGGCTGAGTTGCGTGCGCTCGTGTCACGCGTTTCAGGGAAATCCGTAACGGCTTCTGAAATGCATTTCTCGCCGTTACCTGAAACGGCACCTGCAACGCCTGCAACGGCTACCCAGACGCCAGACGCCAATACCCAATACCCAGAATTAAAAACCGTAGGGAATAGGACGGACGTAGCAGAGACTCGCGCGACCGTCCGACCCGCCGAACTCTCTGCAGCAATGCGCCGCTTCTCGATCGATGCACAGCCCGGCGATCCGCGCATCGTGGCTGCCGCAGAGGCTGGCATCAGCGTCGAGACGATCGAGGCAGCATGCGCTGAGGCGAAAGCATCCGATCCCGTTGGCCGCATCAAAGCCGGTTTCGTGATCGCGATCGCACAGCGCTGGACCGCAGACGCAGCAAAGCCCCGCACCTTTTCCCGCACGACCCAGACGCGCAGCTATCACGACGATCGCGCAGACACCATCGCAGGCCTGACCGGAAGAAACCGCCATGAATCCGACGACGAACGAACCATCGATGTCCCCGCAACAGCCGTCGCCCGTTTGGCCGGTTAATGCGATCCCGCAGCGCTGGGTCGAAGCGCTCTTCGAGAAATTCGCCGCGAACTACGGCGCTCGGTTTGCTGACCTCTGGCGCGGCTCGAACATCGACGCGGTGAAGCGCAACTGGGGAATTGAACTCGCGAAGCTGTCCGCCGCGCAGATGAAGGCGGGAAGCGACAACATCGCCGTGCTGCTCAAGGCCCCGACGTGTCCCGAGTTCATCGCGCATTGCAAGCAGTCGCGCGTCGAGGCCGCAGCGCACGAGCAGCCGCAACTTGAGCACATCCCGGCGATGACGCCGGAGCAGGCCGCAGAGAACCTCTCGCTGCTCAATCGCACGCTCTCGCGCATGCAGCAGGCATCGGCATCGGCTGAGTGGGCGTTCCGTCTGATCCTGCGCGGCACGTCGCGGTCTGGCTATCCGCTGCCGTACTCGGTCGCACGTTGCGCCACCGACGCAATCACGTCCTCCGCAGGCCGCGCCGTGGTCGAGGAATGCATCGATCCCGATCTGAAGCAGCAGTACGCCGAGATTCGCCAGACGGTTATCGACAACTACCGCATGCGCGGTCAACGCCTCTGGGAGACCGCCTGATGCTTCCCGCCGATTTCGATCCTCTTTTCGCCGCCCTCGGCATCCGCCGCCGCAACTGGAACCCGCAACCTCAACCGCAGAAGGCCACGCAATGAACGCAGAAGCCCAAGAAGTCGTGTTTGTCCTCGTCTGGCCGGTCCTCTGCGGTATGGCTATTCGGGCGTATGTGTGGGCTTGCGAGCGCGCTGACTCGCGCATGGCCTCGCGCGCGCGCACGCATTTGGGAGGTCGCCAATGCTGATCGTCACGCTCCCGTATCCGGTAAGCGCAAACCGCTACTGGCGCGTGCGCGTGGTCAAGGGCGTGGCGATGAACTACGTCTCGTCCGAGGCCAAGGCGTACAAGGAGCAGGTCGGTTGGATCGTGCGCGCTGCGGGTGTGGGCGCACCGCTCGCGGGTCGCATTGCGATCGACTACACGCTCTATCCGAAGCGCCCGCAGGACTGGCAGCGCCGCGCGCGCAAGCTCGGCGATGCGTGGCACGACAACGTGATGTGCCTCGACCTGGACAACGCGCAGAAGGTGCTGCTCGACGCGCTCAAGGGCGTGGCGTTCGACGACGACAAGTGGGTGCGGCGCATCACAGCAGAGCGCGCGGAACCGGATGGCGAGGCTCGCATCGTGGTGCGCATCGCGCAGATCGCCACCGTGGCGCCACAGCAAAACTTGCCGATTTGCGCAGAATCGCAAACTCGCAGTTTGCAGCCCGCGCTGTTCGATCCGCTGGAGGTGTGACGTGAACTCCATCGTCCGCCTCGCCGGCATGCTGCCGCGCGATCCGCAGTTCCGCGAGTTCCTCGGCTACTTCATGGTCCCGCCGCGCGAGATCAGCGTCGACGAGGCGGCCGAGTTCATCCGCATCGCGTGCGGCATCGACAGCCGTCGCGAGCTTGCCGAGAACGGCCGCGCGGCTGACGCGTTTCACACCAACATCCGCAAGCCGTTCGTCGCGTGGCGCGAGCGGCAGGCGGAGCACGCTTAAACCCCCGGTAGCACCAACCCAAAGGAGCAGCACCATGACAGACGAAACGAAGAAGCCCGACGAGATCGACCAAGCCGCGCTCGACGCGCACCCCGAGGAGCAGCCGGGAAACGCTGCTGGTGGTGCCTCGTCGGACGAGCAAATGGCGAGCACGGACTCTGCGGCCGGTGCCACGGATACGGCCAGCGCAGGTGAGCAGGGAAACGTCGATGCGTCCAGTGCAGCGGACGCGGATACTTCCATCGCAGTTTCAACTGCTACGGAATCGTCATCTGCGGATGTGACGCAGGCGATCGCCTCCTCCGATGCTGCTGACGTGGGAAACGCTGTCCCCGCTGCCGCCGATGGCGCGCAAGCGGCTGGCGATGCTCCTGTCGATGGTGGTGAGCCGCTCCCTTTGGGCGCTGGTGGCGTGATCGTGCCGGTGGCTGACTCCACGCCCGAAGATCAGGCACAACTCGCAGCAGCCGACAAGGTCGGCGCCACGGTCGAGGATGACTCGGGAAACGTCGTAGCTGGTGGTATTGCCCCCGTTGTGGTTACTGCCAGCCCGTCGAGTGACATGCCCACCATCGACCCGAACAGCGACGAACACCCGCTCGTGACGCGCGCGCGCTGGCTGCGCCTGAAGTTCGAGGCCGAAGAAGCGGTCGTCATGGAACACATCGTCGATCTGCTGCGCGATATCGAAGAGACGCTCTGAGCCTATGAATGGTCCCTCGCGCATGATGGTCGACTGGTCCCGCGTCATGGAGGAGACGCGGCGCGAGGGCTATACGCTTTCGGAGATCGCGCAGTTCACGACGATCTCCCGCTCCAATCTCACGACCTACCAGTACCACGGCATGGAGCCGCGTCACTGGTACGGCGTGCAACTGCTGCGCCTCTGGGCTCAGGTGACCGGCAAGCAGGCCGACGATCCGCCGCTGATCCCGCGCCCGCTGTCCGCTGCCGACTTCCGCTGACCGCCAAGATTCCGACCTTCGCGCGGGCCAATACTCGCCTCCATTCCCACGGAGGCATTCGATGGCAACCCGTAGCTACAAGACCCAGACGCCGGGCGCACCGGCCGATCCCGCAACCAATCCCGACGCAACGCAGATTGCAGGCATGGGCGACGACGATGTGACGATCGAAGTCAGCGGCCGCGACGTGCCGATGAATGACATTGTGCGCAGCGCCTACGAGACGTCCGCGTATTCGGCTGAGGCGTGGAATGCGCTCGACGGGCACGAGCGCGACGAACTGATCGCTGCCAAACGCAAAGAACTCGCGCAGCAGTTCCGCGACCTCGGCGACGAGGCATTGCCCGATCAGGCCGAGGTGCAGCGCCGCGCACAGGCTGCGGTCGAACAGCGCCGCCGCGCGCGCAAGGCCATCGAGCAGGGCGCTGATCCGGTCGAGACGCTGCCGCACTCCACCGAGCTTGACCCGGACGAGATCGCCGCGCCTGTGCTGTGCCGCGATGGCTGGCTCGTGCCGACGCCCAAAGCACCGCTCCCGCAGAAGTTTCGTTGAGGTGTGACATGTGCGAACCCGTAACCCTCGGATTGATCGCGGCCGGCATCGGTGCCGCTGGTAGCGTCGCATCCACGGCGCTCGCGCCCAAGCCGGCCGCCGCAGCAGCCACGACTCAGACGGCCAGCGCCGCCGATGACGCTGACGCGAAAGCGGCGCAGGCCGCCAATGAGCAGGCGGCAGCGGACAAGAAGCGCCGCGCGGCGTCGAGCCTGCTGTCCAGCGGCGCAAGCAGCACGGGCACTGCAACCACCTCGTCTGTCATGGCGAGCGGCAAATCCACTCTCGGCGCGTAAAACATGGATCTCGGGGAACGTCTTCTCAAGCGCCTGGACTCGCTCAAGGCCGATCGTCAGCCGCACGAGACGACGTGGCAAGAGTGCTTCATGTACACCGATCCGGTGCGCGCCTCCGGCCTCAACGGCCCGGCAATGAACGCGTCGGAGATCTCCAGCGCCGTCGCCAAGATATTCGACTCCACCGCGACGGACGCCACGCGCACGCTGTGCGCCTCGATCATGTCGGGCATGACGCCGCCGAACTCGCTGTGGTTCAAGATGGCGGTGAACGGTGCGGATGACGACGCTGCGCGGTGGCTCGACGAATCGAGTGAGATCCTGTGGGAGAACATCCACAACTCGAACTTCGATGCCGAAGCGTCCGATTGCGTGGCCGATCTGATGGGCGGCTGGTTCGTGCTCTACGTGATCGAAGACCCGGTGAACGGGGGCTTCATGTTCGAACACTGGCCGCTCGCGCAGTGCTACGTCTCGTCCACGCGCCCAGGCGGCAAGTGCGACACCATCTATCGCCCGTATAAGCTCACCGCAGCGCAGGCCGTGAAGGAGTTCAGCAAGCGCGGCGACACGCTGCCGGAGATCATCGCGAAGGCGGCAAAGGACGAGCCCGACAAGAAGTTCGAATTCGTTCACTGCATCGAGCCGCGCGATACGTACGTGGTCGGTGCGCTGCGTGCGAAGAACATGCCGATCGCGTCGTATCAGCTTTCGTGCGAGGGCAAGCAGGTCGTGCGCGAGTCGGGCTATCAGGAGATGCCCGCGATCGTCGCGCGCTGGAAGCGCATCCCCGCGAGCTTCTATGCAGTCGGCCCGGTGCTCGACGCGCTGCCCGACATCCGCACGCTCAACGACGTGGTGCGCCTCGAATACGCGAACCTCGACCTCGCCGTCTCCGGCATGTACGTCGCCGAGGATGATGGCGTGCTCAACCCGAGCACGGTCAAGCTCGGCCCGCGCAAGATCATCGTCGCGAACTCGGTGGACAGCATTAAGCCGCTGCAGCCCGCCACGAACTGGCAGCTCGCCGAGGCGCGCATCGAGAAGCTGCAAGGCCAGATCCGCAAGACGCTGATGGCCGATCAGTTGCAGCCGCAGGACGGCCCCGCGATGACGGCAACCGAGGTGCATGTGCGCGTCGACCTGATCCGCCAGTTGCTCGGGCCGATCTACGGCCGCCTTCAGGCCGAATATCTGCAGCCGCTGATCGTGCGTTGCTTCGGCCTCGCATACCGCGCGGGCGTGTTCTCACAGCCGCCTGACTCGCTCGCTGGTCGCGAGTTCTCGGTGCAGTACCAATCGCCGCTCGCGCGCGCTCAGAAGCTGGAGGAAGTCTCCGCGATCGAGCGTCTGATGGGCGACCTCACGGTGATGGCGCAGGTCGATCCGAGCGTGATCGACACCGTCGACACCGACGAGGCAGCGCGTGCAACCGGCAAGGGCCTGGGCGTGCCCGATCGCATCATGCGCACGCCGGCTGAACTCACCGACTATCGCAAGCGCAAGCAGGCAGCGCAGGCGCAACAGGCGCAACAGAAGATGGGCATGGAAGTGCAGGGCGATGTCATGAAGTCGATGGGCTCGGCAGCCGCGCAACGCATGGCGGCGCAATCATGAAGGCGAAGATTCCCGGCGCCGCGCCGCAAGCCGTTGATCCGCAGGATTATCAAATCCTGTTCGAAAGCCCCGCAGGTGCGCTCGTGCTCGAAGACCTCGCGCAGCGCTTCTGCGGGCGCGTCTATGTTCCCGGCGGTCAGGAAGGCGAGCGTGAGACGTGCTTCCGCTCTGGCCGCCGCGAGGTCGTCGAATTCATTCTCAGGCAAATCAACCGCGCCAACGGCGCAGAACCCACCACGGAAGAGGAGTAATCACATGGCAGGCTCATCGACTCTCGGCGGCTCCGGCTGGACCGCAAACCCGACTCCCGACACGCGTTTCCCGAAGAACGTTTCGGTCGCAGCAGTACCCGGCAAACCCGATGACGGCGTCGGCACGAACGGCGATCTCGTAATCGACACCACGAACCGTAAGATCTACGAGAAGACGGGCGGAGCTTGGTCCGCTGGCACGTCGTACTGATCCCATAACCGAAGCGAGGAGAGAAAAACATGTTTTTGCTGAGGAAACGATATGCGCTCATGGATGCGGCAGGCGATGCAGGCGCTGGCAGCGCTGGCGGTGCCAGCGGAAGTGCGGATGCTGGAGCAGGCGCGGCGACAGGAGCGGGAAGCATGGGCGGATCTGCAGGTGGCGCTGCGGGCGCAGCCGGGGCAGGTGGTGCCGGTGCGGCAACCGGAGGCGCTTCAGGATCTGCTGCGGGCGCGTCGGCACTTGCTTCTGGATCGCAGGTGGGGACGGTAGGCACGCCGACCGATTTCATCCCGGAGAAATACCGCGTCCTGAAGGATGATGGCTCGTTCGACATGGATGCATCGGCGCGCAAGCTCGCGGAGGCGCACGGCAACCTCACGAAACGGATGGTCGATGGGGGCGCACCGCCCGCGGCTCCGACCGATTACACCGTCACCGTGCCGGACGCGCTGAAAGAGTCGCTCGGCGATCTATCGAACGACAAGCTGTTCACGTCTGCGCGCGACAAGATGCACAGCCTCGGGCTCACGCAAAAGCAGTTCGATGGCGTGATGGAAGAGTATTTCAAGATGGCTCCGGCGCTCGCGGGCGGCGGCCAGCAACTGAACGCCGAGCAGGCGACCGAGCAATTGCGCGCGACGTGGAAGGATGACGCCGAATTCAAGAAGAACGTCGGGCTCTCGTACAACGCCGCGAGCAAGGTCGCAGAGGCTGCCGGCCTGACCTATGACGACATCGAGAAAGCCGGGCTCGGCAACAATCCGACGTTCGTGCGCCTGATGGCCGCTATCGGCCCGGAATTCAGCGAAGACTCGTTGCCGAACGAGGCGCGCTCCGCTGGCTTTGCGACCGATGACGAGATCAAGCAGCTCATGCTGTCCGACGCGAACACCAACCCCAAGAACCCGCAACACAAGGCGACGCGCGCGCGCATCGACGCGTACTACGCGCGCAAGCACGGCACCGCGCCCGTCGTCTAACCGAGTCTCCTCGCAGGTCTTTACAGCCCGCCTCGTGCGGGCTTTTTTTCGTCTGGGCGTACAAGATTCCGACCACGCGCCGCGCCGATGATCGCTGTCATTCGGCCCGCAGTGGCGCGCGGAACACCCGATAAGCCCGATGCCTCACGTTCGCCGACGTGAGGGCGTATGACAGGCCCGCGTCGCGGAACACCCTGGAATGGCGACAAGACCACATCGCAAATTTTCGGGAGTCGAAAATCATGTCAGTCAACGACACGATCACCGCAGCATTCGTACAGCAGTTTGCTGACGGCTTCATCATGGCCGCGCAGCAAAAGGAGTCGCGCCTTCAGTCCACCGTGATGGACATCGGCGGCGTCACCGGCAGCAGCTTCACCGCGAACAACCTGGGCGCGACCGAAGCGAACGACGTCACCAACCGTCTCGGCGATACCGAATGGGCGGACAACACGAACGATACGCGCGTCGCGCTGATGCAGGACAAGGATTGGGCGACGCCGGTCGACAAGTTCGATGTACCCAAGCTCAAGGCCAACCCGCAAGGCCCGTACACGCAGAATGGCGTGGCCGCGCTGAACCGCAAGAAAGACTCGGTCATCTACAACTCGCTGATCGGCACGGCCATCACGCGCGCCGGTGAAGCGCAGCCGTATGGCTCGATCGCGCTGCCCTCGGGTCAGAAGATCGTCGACGGCGGCACGGGCATGACGAAAGCCAAACTGATCACGGCGAAGAAGCTCTTTCGCAAGGCTGAGGCCGACGAACAGAACGGCGAAGACCTTTTCATGCTGTACGACGCCGAGATGCTCGAAGACATCCTGAGCGACACCACGCTCACGAGCGCCGATTTCATGTCGGTCCAGATGCTGCAGGAAGGCCGCCTCGCCGGTAAGTGGCTCGGCTTCAACTGGATCCCGTATGAAGCGCTGAAGACCGTCAGCACGGTCAAGACGACCGTTGCCTACGCCCGCTCCTCGACGCAGTTCGGCACCGGTCTGAACCGCGAGATCGACATTGGTCCGCGTCGCGACAAGAAGAACGCGATTCAGATCTACATTGCGGAATCGTACGGCGCGGTGCGCACGGACGAAAAGAAGGTCGTCACGATCGACTACCAGTTCTAAGCGACTGGCACCTTTAACGAATCAGGAGCATAGAAATGGCAGAAGTCAATTCGATCCAGATGGCCAAGCTGGCTACGTCGCCGACCAGCAAACTGCAGGCGAACGAACGGCATGGCCGCTCGCGCATCATGTTCGGGCAGATCACGGCTCTCGCCGCACAGATCGCCGACACGATCTATTTCGGCCGCATCCCGCAGGGCGCGCGCATCACGGGAATTTGGCTGAACAACGCGGCCGGCGCGGCATCGAGCACGCTGGCGCTGTCGCTGCGCAAGACGTCGGATAAGTCGGCGATCAGCGGCACGATCATGGCGGCGGCTTCGATCACGTCTGCTCAGAAGGTCGACGGCCTTACCGGCACGCTGACCAACGCCGGGCAGTCGTACATCACGACGAGCGAGGTCGATGTCGTCGGCACGATCGCGGGCGCCGCGACGTCGGCGAGCCAGTTGATCTCGGTCACGATCGACTACGTCATCGACTAATCCGGCGCGTGCCCGGCTAGGTCGTTTTGCTGAACATGCCGGGGGCTCGCGCTCCCGGCATTTTTGTTTGAGGCACCCATGACAAGCAGCGTATCCATCTGCTCGAACGCATTGATCCGACTCGGCGACAAGCCGATTTCGTCTTTTGAGGACGGCACCGACGCGGCGAATGCGTGCGCCAATTTGTATCGGAGCGTGCGCGATGCGCTGCTGCGCACTCATCCGTGGAACTGCGCGACCAAGCGCGTCGTGCTCGCGCCGCTCACGGCTGTGCCTGCTTTCGACTACGCGTATCAGTACCAACTCCCGGCCGACTGGTTGCGCACGATTCAGGTCGGCGCGCGCGACTGCGGGCTCGATTTCACGATGGAAGGGCAGCGCATCCTGTGCGACGCGAACTCGCTGCCGCTGGTCTATATCTTCCAGAACACGATCGAATCGACGTGGGATGACATGCTCGTCGAGCTTATGACGTTGAAGATGGCTTCGGCGCTGGCCTATCCGATCACGCAGTCGGCATCGATGGCTCAGGTCTCTGAAGCGGCGTTCCAACTCGCGTTCAAGCAGGCCAAGGCGCAGAACGGGCAGGATGATCGCGACGAGACGCTCGGCGATTTCCCGCTGCTCGCGAATCGCCTGAACGGCTATCGCAGCGTTCCGGGGCGCTGATCATGCCGAAGCTCACCATCATTCAGACGAACTTCAACGCGGGCGAGCTCTCGCCGGATCTGGCCGGGCACATCGACATTGACCGGTACCAGAACGGCGCGAAGAAGATGCTGAACGCCGTGCCGCAGATTTCTGGCGGGGGCAAGCGCCGCGCGGGCTCGCGCATCGTCGCGCCGACGAAGACGACGCTCGCGACGCGAATCATTCCGTTCGTCTTCAACAAGACGCAGGCGTACGTGCTCGAACTTGGCGACGGCTATGTGCGCTTCTTCAACACGTCCGGGCAGATCGTGTCCGGCTCGGTGCCGATCGAGCTTGCGACCGGCTACGGAGTGAGCGAACTGTTCGACCTGGAATACACGCAGGGTGCCGATACCATGTTCATGGCAAACGGCGCGCTGCCGGTTCGTCGCCTCGTGCGGCTCGCGGCAGATCGGTGGACGTTTTCTGAGGCGCCGTTCGATCCGGGCCCCATCGACGAGATCGGCTTTCGTCCGCAGCAGACCATCAATATGACCAGCACGGCGATCGGCCCGGCGAACGTGGCCTCGACGCCCGGCAATGCGTTTCTTCAGAGCGACGTCGGACGGCACATCATCGCGGGCTCGGGCGTGGCTGAGATCGTCACCTACAACGCGCCGTATTCGGTCGACGTCAATATCACGTCTCCCTTCTCATCGAACACGTTTTTACCGGATGGCTGGAAGATCGACGGATCTCCGCGCGTCGCGATCACGCCGTCGAACAGCGGTCCGATCGATGGCTCGATCGCTCTGACGGCTGATGGGCCACCTCTGAGTGTCGCGTCCCTCTCGCTCGCGAGCAGCATCATGACGCTGAAGACGAACGATCCGCACGGCTTTTCGCCGGGGCAGCAGATCGTGCTGTCTGGGTTCGAATCGTCCGGGCTCGACGGGCTGTACGCCGTGGCAACGGTGGTCGATTCGGTGACGTTCACATTCGGGTTTTCCGGCAGCCTGCTAACTGGCGGCACGCTCGGCAGCGTCTATGGATACGGGCTCGGCGAAGCGTGGCGCACGACCGACGTCGGAAACTACGTGGACATCAACGGCGGCATCGTCGAAATCACGCAGGTCGCATCGTCGATCAAGGCATACGGGAAGATCGTCAAGGCGCTCGAATCCACGCTCACCGCGCCGGCGGATAGCTGGTCGCTCAAGCTGCAGGTCTGGAATTACGTCGATGGCTTTCCGCAAGCGCTCAGCCTCTACCAGCAGCGCCTATTTGCCGCGGGCTCAGCGAACTTCCCGAATACGATCTGGGGCAGCGGCATCGGCCTGTACTACGATTTCACGCCCGGCACCGATGACGATAACGCCGTCTCCTATACGGCCTCGTCTGATCAGGTGAACCAGATCGAACACCTTTCGTCCTCGCGCATCCTCACGGTGCTTACGCAAGGCGAGGAGTTTACCGTAGACGGCGGCACCAGCTCGGCGATCACGCCGACCAACGTGAGCATCAAGAGCCAGTCGATCTTCGGCTGCGCGAAGGCGCGCCCGGTGCGCGTCGCCAATGAACTGATCTACGCGCAGCGCGCGGCGAAAAAGATCCGCTCGATGGCGTACGACTTCAACACCGATTCATTCCGCTCGCAGAATCTCACGCGCCTCGCTGCGCACATCACCGGCCCCGGCATCGTCGACATGGCGTTTCAGGCTGAGCCGAACCCGGTTATCTGGATGGTGCGCAGCGACGGCGTGCTCGTGAGCATGACCTACGACCGGGACGACAACGTCTGCGGCTTCGCGCAGCACACGACGGACGGCCTGTACAAGTCGGTCGCGGCCATCCCTGGCGAGGATGGTGACGTGCTGTTCGCGGTCGTGCAGCGCACGGTGAACGGCGAGACGGTGCAATACGTCGAGCAATTCGACCAAAGCGTGATGACGGACGCGGCGATCCTCGGCACGAACATCACACCGACATCGACATGGACCGGGTTCGGTGCGCTCGAAGGGAAGACCTGCGACGTGAAAGCGGATGGCGTCTACATGGGGCAGTTCACGGTGACGAGCGGCCAGATCACGCTGCCGCGCACGGCATTGTCCATCGAACTCGGATTGCACTACGACAGCGAGATCGTCGCGCTCTCGCCGAACGCGGGCGGCGGCATTACGACGTCGCAAGGCAATCAGATGAAGAGCGGCGACGCGATCGTGCGCATGCTGCAGTCGATCAACCTGTTGGTTGACGGACAGCGCGTCGCGTTCCAGGAGTTCGGCGAGAACGTGCTGGACAAGGCCCCGGCGCCGTTCACGGGCGACAAGGACATTTCGCGGTTCGGGTGGGACAAGTTCTCGGAGGTTTCGCTGAAGCAGGATCAGCCGTATCAATGGCACGTGCTCGCGTTCATTCGTCACTTCACCTTCAATAACGGGTAATCCATGATCAGACACGCCACGCGCGAGGACTTGCCCGCGCTCGTCGAGTTGGGGCGGCAGATGGCGGCAGAGTCGCCGCGCTACAGTCGTCTGGCGTATTCCGCCGAGAAGGTCGGCGCGATGCTCGGCAACATGATCGACAGCGAAAACGGCTTCGTGATGCTCGCCGAACTGGATGGCGTCGTCGCGGGCGTGATGGCTGCGTTCGTCTCCGCGCACTGGATGTCAGACGATCTCATGTCGAGCGACTTCGGCCTCTACATGCTGCCCGCGCATCGCGGCGGCACGTCGGCCATGCGCATGGCGCGCGCCTATATCGAGTGGGCGCGCTCGCGCGGCGCGATCGATATCTCCCTCGGCATTTCCACCAACGTCGACCCGGAACAGACGGCGCGCTTTTATCGCGCGCTCGGTGGTGTGCCGGCCGGTTTCCTTTTTCTCTTCGAGGTCTCGCATGTGTGATCCCACATCCGCCGCTCTGATGATCGGCTCGACTGCCGTGAGCGCCAACGGCTCCATCATGCAGGGCAACGCGACGCGCAACGCCTCGTATGCCCAGGCCGCGCAGGATGAGTCGCAGGCGAATTCCGTGCAGGCTCAGGGCTACCAGCAGGCGAAGCGCATCCGCGCGCAAGGCGCGAGCAATGTCGGCGCGGCAAACGCAGCGCTCGCGGCGTCGGGCGTCGACGTCTCGAAAGGCACAGCCAACGACGTGCGCACGACGATCGTGCAGAACTCCGAGCAGGACGCGCTTAATACGATCCTGAGCGCCGACACGAAAGCAACGAGTCTGCGCACGCAAGCCGGGCTCGACCGCGCGAGCGGTGACGATGCGGCGCGCGCGGGACGCCTCGGCGCGCTGTCCTCGGTGCTGAAGGCAGGTTCCGCGATGACCACGAAATACGGCTGGAAGACGGCCGCGACCACGCAGGGCAAATAACATGGCACGAATCCCTCTCGGCAATCAGGGCGACGTCGTCGCGCAGACCGCGCCCGACGTTCAATATCGGCCGTCTGCGTTCGGCGCGCAGACCGGGCAGGCCGTCGAGCAGATCGGCGCGCAGGGGCAGCAGGTCGCGGCGAACCTGTACCAGCAAAAGCAGCAGCTCGACGACGATCTGCAGCGCACGAGCGCGGCGGTCGCGTATCAGCAGCACCAGACCGACGTGCAGGTCGCGGTGAAGGATGCCGATCAGAAGTTGCAGACGGGCGAACTGGATCAGGTCGGCTATGTGGCCGCCGTGAACGACGCGCGCCAGCAGTCCTACGACGCGACGATCGGCGCGCTGCCCGACAACCACTACAAACGCATCACGCAGGTTCAGGCGCAGGGGCTGAATCGCACCGTCGATCTCAGCACGCAGGCCGCGCTGATGAAGAGCACGCAGCAGCAGATCGCAACGAACGTCGGCTCGATGCTCGACACGGGCGGCAAGAGCATTGCGCTCAATCCCGGCTCGATCAATGAGCAGGTCGCGAGCGTCGGCAGTGCGTATCTGAGCGCCGCACCGAGCGCAGGCATTCCTCCTGCCGTCGCGCAGAAGACCGTAACCGACTGGTCGAACAAGCAGTATTACGATCACGCGAATACTGCGATCATCCAGGCGCGTGCGGCGGGCGACGTGGGCGCGCTGACTGCCGTCGAGCGTGCGCTGACTGCATCGGACGGCTTCTATGCGGGCAAGATGACGCCTGAGCAGCGCAATCAGGCGCTCTCGTCGGTCGTCTCGCAGCGCCTGACGCTGGAGAACCAGCAGTCTGCCGCCGATCAGGCGCGCGAGACGCAGGCGGTGGGTGAATACAACAAGGCGCTCGACCTGATGAATCAGGGCAAGCGGTTCAGCCCGGCCTATATCCAGCAGTTGACCGATGCGACCACGGGCACCGCGGCGGCAGCGGACACGCAGCGCCTGATCGCGGCAGCGGGACAGAACGCTGGCTTCTCTAGCCTGTCGCTCCCCGCCATGCGCGCGGGGATCCAGAAAGACCAGTCAGAGGCGAACACGCCCGGCGTCGGCACTGATCCGCTGACGGCCGCGGCAGTGAAGCAGCGCCAGCAGATCTACACGGCGAGCGTCGAGGCGTACAAAACCGATCCGTGGAATGCAGCGCTCGATCGCGGCGTCATCCAGCAGATCCCGCCGCTCGACACGTCATCGATCCCGAATCTGCTCACCTCGATTCAGGGGCGCGCCGCGGCGGCCGGCGTCATCGATCAGCAGGCCGGGCGCCGTGTTTCGCTCTTCACGCCCGACGAAGCGAGCAAGGTGCTCGACACGATCAATTCGCTGTCCACGGATGCCAAGTCGCAGGTGCTCACGCAGATCGGCGCGGCGTCTAACAATGCGGCGCGCATCAACGATCTGGCCGACCAGTGGAAGGAAAAGAATCCATCTGTCGCGCTGGCGCTGAAAGCGGGCTCGGCGGGCGGCGACGGTCAGCCGCTGATGACGACGAAGGGCCGCCCGGTCGCGAGCTACATTCTCGACGGTCAGCAGGCCATCGTCGACAAGACGGTGAAGATCGACGAGGCGGCGGGCACCGGCATGCGCGCGCAGATCGCGACGCAGATCAATGGCACGCTGCCGCCGAATCAGGAGCAGGACGCGAAGGAGATGGCGTATTACATCGCGATCTCGAATGCGCACCGCAATGGTCGCGAGCAGCCCAACACGGGTGACGTCCAAGGCGGCATCGACACCGCCACGGGCGGCATCTCGAACACGGGTGGCACGCTGCCGACCGGCAAGCCTCGGCAGGTCGCGCGCCCGTACGGCTGGAGCGACGACGAGTTCCAGGCGAGCGTGAAGACGGCCGGCGCGGGCAACATCGAAAACCAGATCGGCGGCGCACCGATCGATACCGTCTACGCCAACGGGAAGCCGATCCCCGCCGGCGAGTTCATGGCGAAGTTCCCGAGCTATCAACTGATGCGCGTCGGCGTGCGCGGCACGTTCGCGGTCGTGACCGGTTCGAAGTTCGTCACCGACGCGAGCGGTGCGCCCGTCACGATCCACCTTACGCGCGGGCAGAAGCCACAAGCAGCGGCAAGCACCTCGCCGCAAGTCCAAACCGGCACCATCGAAAACCCGTTCTGACCATGCCAATCGACAGCCTCTATTCAGACAGCACGTCGGACTTTCTCGCCGGCCAGAATCAGGCGAACGTCCCGGAGCCGACTGCGCCGGGCCCGAGCACATCGATTTCGTCCATCGCGCGCGCAGTCGGGCGCGGCGTCGGGCAGGGCGGCGCACAGCTTTTCGGCGCGGCGGCCGACACCGCTTCCGGCCTGAGTCAAATCTACTCAGATCCCGATCAGCAACTGCTCAATCCTTCTTTGCAGGAAGCTGACGACCAGCGCATCAACAAGGCGATTGCGCTCGGCAAGGCCGGACACCTGTTCGAGTCGCGCGCGGGCGCGGCCGCCTATGACTTTGCCGCGACGCTCAAGCCCGACCCGACGAACTCGACCGCTATCGATCAGATCGTGCAGGGCGCTGTGTCGTCGCTCACGCAGGTGGTCCCGGCTGCCGTGCTCGGTGGCCCGGTGGCGGGCGCGCTTGTTGGCGGCGGGTCGATCGGCCTGTCACGCGCGGAAGACCTGAAGCGCGAGGGCGTTGACGTCGGCACGCGCACGGCGGTGGGCGGCGTTGAGGGCGTGCTTGGCGGGGTGGGCGCCGTGCTTCCCGCTGGCGGCTCGACGCTCGCGCGCACGGCGGGCCTCGTCGCGATCGGCGGTCCCGGCTTCGCAGTGGCGCAGGGCACGGCAGAGAAAGCCATCCTGAAGAACGCGAACTATGACCATCTGGCCGATCAAATCGACCCGCTCGACCCGGTGAATCTCGCGGCATCGACAGTCGTGGCGGGCGTCTTCGGTGGCGTGCATCTCGCCGGCGCGAAGCGCGCGGCGGGAGCGGCGGACACTGCGCCGAAGCCAGCAGCCCCGAGCGCCGCGCCGAGCGTCCCGATCACCGAGATGAGCGTCGACGCGCGCAAGGCGCTGCCGTTCAATTCGCCCGCGCTCGATGCCTACGCGCAGCAGGCCGCGCAAGCTGCAGGCGTGCCGCCCGAAATGCTGCTCTTCATCAAGAACCGCGGCGAGCGCTCGAACAGCAATCAGGTCAGCCCGAAGGGTGCCAAGGGCGTGATGCAGTTCACGGACAGCACATGGTCCGGATACGGGAAAGGCGATCCGAAAGACCCGGTGAACTCGATCGACGCGGCCGCGAACTATGCCGCCGACCTTCTGAAGCGCTACGACGGCGACGTGCGCGCGGCGATCACCGAGTACAACGGAGGCGTGAAACAGGCGCAGGCCGTGCACGCGGGCGGCAAGCCGACCGATCCGGAGACGATCGCCTACCTCAAGCGATTCGACGAATACGCGGCAAATCACCAGATCTCGAACGCGACGTTCGACCCGACTCCAGTTCAGACGGATGCCGCGCTCATGGCGCATGGGCAGCGCATCGTCGATGACGCGCACATCGGACCCGCCGACGACGTCGCGAGCATGACGACGCACCAGGACGCATTCGAACTCGCCGCGCGCCAGATGGATGCCGGCGAACCCGTCGACGTGACGAGCGCTTTCGCGCCTGAAGCGCTGGATGCGGCCGCACTGAACCGATATGGCCGCGATATCAGCGCCGCGCGCGACGCGGACCTCGCAACATTGCCGCCGCGCGCGCAGGCCGCACCGGCTGAGACGGTTTCTCGACAAGCGGCAGAGCAGCCCGTCGAGGTCGCGCCGCGCGAAGCTGCGCCGCAGGCCGACCAGGGTGCGCAGGGAGCGGCGCCGCAGCCGACGGGCGACGCGCAGCAGGCCGCGCCGAGCCCGATCGAACAGAGCGTCCGACAGGTGGCAATGGAGCGCCCAGATACGGTCGTTCACGTCGACTCAAACGCGGGGCATCAGGAAGGCTCGATCGGCGACATTCTGCGCACCATCGACGAAGAACATCAGAACACCCTGCAGGACGCCGATCTGCTCACGGTCGCGGCGAACTGCTTTATCGGCGTGGGGGATTAAATGCGGGACAAGTGCATTCAGGCAGTGACCACGGCGGCCGGGCGCGCGCTGACGAAAGCAGAGATCGACGGCATCGAGAACCGCGTGCGCGCGGGCATGCGCGCGGTCGCCGCGCAGGACATCGACGCGTGGCGCGGCATGACGCAGGCGGAACGCACGGCGGCCGGCGCGGACTTCGCGCGGCAGCAATTGGAGCACGAGGCCGAGCTTGCCAAGCAGCGCAAGCTGCAGCAGGTCGCCAAGCAGATCGAGACGACCGACCGCGTGAATGAGCGCCTCTATGCCGACCCGGAGAAGGCACACGCGAAGCGCGCGCGAGAGAAAGCGGTGAAAGCCGATATCGAGGAAACGTACACGCAGATCGGCGCGGTGAAGGCCGATTACATGCGCGGCACGCTTGGCGCGATCGACGCCATGAAGCACGGGCAAAACTTCATCGCGCGCGCGTTCGACGTCGATAACCCCGCGATGGAACGCGACATCATCCGCGAGATCTATCGCGGTGCGGACGGATCGACCGGCAACGACGTCGCGAAGGCCGCAGCCACGCAGATCAGCAAGACGACCGACGCGATGCGCACGCGCTTTAACGCAGCGGGCGGCAACGTCGGGGAACTCGACTACGGCTACGTGCCGATCCGGCACAGCCAGTCGAAGGTGCTCGGCGATGGCTCCGACGCGCAGCGCGCCGCGTGGGCCGACACGGTGATGCCGCTGCTCGACCGGTCGCGCTATCTCGATGACAGCGGCAACCAGATGGGCGACGCAGAACTGCGCAAGGTGCTGACCGGCGACGACCGCGTGCCATGGGAACAGGCGAACGCCGCCGCGCGCGGGCAGGGTGTCGCGCCGCGCACGCAAGGCGTCTGGGACACGATCGCCTATGGCGGCGTCAGCAAGATCACGCCGGGCGAGACGACGGGCACGGGCGGCCGTGCGAACGCCGGATCGCAGCATCGCGTGCTGCACTTCGCCGACGCTGATGCGCACCTGGCCTATAACGCGAAGTTCGGCGAGGGCTCGCTGCTCGATGCGCTGAACGAGCACATCACCGGCATGGCGAAGAACATCACGCTCACCGAGCGCTACGGCCCGAACCCGACGCGCAACATGCAGACGCAGATGCAGATGACCGCCGTGCACGACAATACCGAATTGCGCACGCTCGAAGGCGGCATGACGTCGGTCGGCGCGTACTGGAACTATGTGAATGGCACGACGAACACGCCGGTCAATCCCGCGATGGCGCACCAGTTCCAGACGATCCGCACGACGGTCAGCGCAATCAAACTGCAGGGCACGCTGCTGGCCGCGCTCGGCGACGTCGGCACGCTGTTCGTGACGGCCGGCTACAACAAGGTGCCGTTCTTCAAGACGCTCGGCACTGCCGCGCGCCTCGCCGCGCCGGGCAGCAGGGATTTCCGCGACTGGCTGTCCTCGCAGGGGCTGATCGCCGAGCAGCTTGAGCACGGTCTGAACCGATGGGGAACCGACAATCTGTCGACGACCTGGGCGAGCAACCTGTCGGCGGCGACGATGAAGTTCGGCGGCGTCACCGGCTGGACGGATGCGACGCGCACGGCGTTTCAGGCGCAGATGATGAAGGGGCTCGGCGAGATGGCCGGGACGAAATGGGGCGATCTGACCGAATGGGACCGCCGCTCGCTCGGGCGCTCGGGCATCACCGAATCCGATTGGGGCGTCATCAACACCGCGAAGCCGGGCGAGTATGGCGGCAACAAGTATCTGACGCCCGATGCGATCTACGGGACCGGCCACGCCGACGCCGCGAGCATCGTGCCGAAGGTGCTCGGCATGATCCGCGAGGAAGGCGAATACGCCGTGCTGAATCCCGATCTCGCGACGAAGGTGATCACGTCGGCCACGCCTGGCACGTGGGGCGGTGAGCTGCGAAAGACGTTCATGCAGTTCAAGGCTTTCCCGATCGCGATGATGACGCGGCATTGGGGGCGGCTCGCGGACATGCAGCGCTCGGGCGACTTCCGCGTCGAGGGCGCGCCGACGCTCGCCAATCCGCTCGCCTATGGCGCGGCGCTCGTGCTGTCGACGACGCTCATGGGCGCGGTGTCGAACCAGATCAAGAACATCATCTACGGCAAAGACCCGCAAGCGATGTGGGGCGATCCGAAGCAGTCAGCGATGTTTTGGACGCAGGCATTCCTGAAGGGCGGCGGCGCCGGCTTCGCGGGCGACATGCTCAACTCGGCGCTGACCTCGCGCGACTATGGCTCGGCGGTCGGCGCGATCGTCGGCGGCCCGGTCGGCTCGGTGCTGTTCGATCCGCTGCACATCGCCTATCAGAATGCGACCGATGCGGCGAACGGAAAGGACACGCACGTCGCAGCAGACGCGCTGAAGTTCGCGCAGAACAACACACCGCTCATCAATCTCTGGTACTGGAAAACGGTCTGGAACAGGCTGATTTTCGATAACATCGCTGAAAACCTTTCGCCGGGCGTGACGCAGCGAAACGTCAACCGGTCGAACAAGCAGTACGGCAATGAGTTTTTCTGGAATCCCGGCAGCACGACGCCTGATCGCGCGCCGGATCTTTCTCACGCCTTCGGGGGGCAATGATGAGGCTGGACCAATACGAAAAGCTGCAGGCGCTATCCGAGCGCCTCACCGACGTCTTTCTCGATGAGGCCGCCCCGGAGAAATGGCCGGGCGCGGGCATCGACCTGCAAACGATGGACAAGACCACGCGCGGCGACCGGTACTGGTCGAAGAAGAATGCCGCAGCGACCGTGATGCTTATCGGCCGCGTCGAGTCGCTTGTCGGCTCGATCCAGAAGGGTAGCGCTGCGGGCGACGGCGCGAACGCCGTGCACGAGACGGAAGACGAACTCGACGCCGAGATTGCTGCCGCGGAGAAGGAAGCCGCGCGCCTGCTGAGCCAAGCGCAGAAGAGCGCGGCGAAAGCGCAGTTCGACAAGCGCGTCCATGGAAAGGGCTAAGGTCTCGTTCCTCGCCTTCTTCCTGCTGTGGGCGAAGGTGCAGGGCTGGAAGGTGCCTTTGCTTCACGTGCGCGTGTGCAACTGGCTGGAGACGTGCGACGACCCGGTGCGCGTGCTCCAGGTGTTTCGCGGCGCGGCGAAGTCCACAATCTACGCCGTGTTCAAGGCATGGTGTCTCTATCGCGATCCGCGCCTGCGCTCGCTTATCTGGTCCGCTGATGGACCGCTCTCGAAGAAGCTGACTCGTGACGTGATCAACGTGCTGCGCCGGCATCCGCTGTGCGTGGGCATGCTGCCGACGAAACCGGGCTCGCAAATGTTCTGGGTCAACGGCGCGGCCGATCCGCGTAACGCCAGCATGACGGCGGTGGGCGTCGACCAGAACGTGACGTCGGCGCGCGCGGACAGCATCGATTACGACGACGTCGAGGTGCCGAAGAACATCAAGACGCCAGAGGCGCGCGAGAACCTGCGCCTGAAGATTCAGGAAGCGACCTTCATTCTCGTGCCGGGCGGGCAGGAAACGTACATCGGCACGCCGCACACGCACGACTCGATCTATCCCGAGCTGATCTCCGCTGGCGCCGCGTCGCTGAAAATCCCGCTCTTCGAATCATCCGTGCGCTACGAAGACACGAGCAGCGCGACGCGCTATCGCTTCCCGTTCGTGCCCGGCGATGACGGTCTGTACGTGATGACCGGAATCTACAAACATGCGCGTCTGCTGAAGGAGGGAACCGATTACCGCGTCGAGGGGCAGTGCGTCGTTTTCGCTGCGCCGCCCGGCGTCTTGCTCGATATCTACGCGCACTGTGCATGGCCTGAGCGCTTCACGCGCGACGACATCGAGAAGCGCCGCAAGAAGACCCGCACGCTGAATTATTGGGACAGCCAGTACCAGCTCGAAGCGAAGCCGATCACCGAGTCGCGGCTCGATCCAGAAAAGATCAAGGCGTATGACGTGCAGCCGACCGTCGATCGCGCGAACGGCGAGTTGCGCATGATGATCGGCGCAGCGCGCATCGTGGGCGCGCGATGCTATTGGGATTGCGCCACAGGCAAGGTGGGCGGCGACGATTCCGCGTTGTCGCTGATCCTTGAAGACGCGGGCGGCAACTATTACTGGCACGTGTGCCAAGCGCTGATCGGGGAATATGCGGAATTCTCTGACGGCGAAACGTCGAACATCGTGGGCGGTCAGGTGCTGCAGGCCTGCGACATCATCGAGCGTTATCAGGTGCCGGCGATCTACATCGAGACGAACGGCGTCGGCACATTCACGCCGAAGCTGCTGCGTAAGGCGATCAAGCAGCGGCACCTTAACTGCGCAGTGCTGGAGCGGCACGCGAGCGTCAACAAGAACGAAAAGATCCTCGCGGGCCTAGAGCCTCCGCTTAAGTCGGGCGTGCTATGGGCGCATGTCGACGTGCTAGACGGCCCGCTCTGGGACCAGATGAAAGACTGGAACCCGATCGTAAAGTCGCAGCCCGACGACTATCTCGACAGCGGCGCGAGCGCGATCCTCGAAGCGCCTGTTCGCATCGGCAAGGTCGTCGGCGGGTTTGCCACTGACGCGCCGCGCGGAGACGACTGGCGCCCCGGCATTAGCGCGCACGAAGCGGAATTCGAGCTGGAGCGCTAGTCAAGATTCCGACCCCGGCCCGGACGAAGAATGCAGCCAATCTTCGTTCAGGACCGGCCATGACTGTACCCATCCAGACCCCTCTCGTTTCCTACACCGGAAACGGCGTGGCGACGCAATACACCGTTCCTTTTCGCATCCTCGACGATGCGGATCTCGTCGTTCAGCTTGGCGGCGGGACGACGATCTCTTACACCATCAGTGGCCTCGGCGATGACGAAGCGACCGTTACATTCGCATCCGCGCCCGCCAACGGACTCAGCATCCTGATGTATCGAGACGTCGCGCTCGAACGTCTCACCGACTATCAGTTCAACGGCGACCTGCGCGCGGCGAGCGTGAATGCCGATTTCGATCGTCTCTGGATGGCGATGCAGGATACGAGCGACACGGCCTCGCGCGCGATTCACTTCCCGCCTGAGGAATATGGCGCAGATGGTACCCTTCCAGAAGCTTCGCAGCGCGCAAATATGCTGCTCGGCTTTGACATAAACGGCGCCATCACGGAGTACCCATTCCCTGCGTCCGTTGGCGCGGGCGATCTGCGCGTCGATACTTTCGCAGCGGGCGCTGACTTTACGCCGGGAGAGACGACCCAGATCGTGCTGTCACGCGCACCGGGCACTCTGGCGAATTGTCTATTCTTCTTCGACGCGTCCTTCCAAGGACCGGATCAGGTTCAGTCTCTAGTCGGGAACGTTGTGACGTTCGCGTCACCAATTCCGGTTGGTGTACAGAAGGTCTACGCAAGATCTGGAACGACGCTTTCGATCTATACGCCCGCTCCTGGCAGCGTCGGTGACGACGAAATCAAGCCAGGTTCAAAGGTCTACAACAGGGTCGAAAACCTCATCGATGTCAAAGACTTCGGAGCAAGAGGCGACACGGTTGTTGGGCTTGACGGCGCTTACCTCTCTGGGACGGACGATACCGATGCTGTCAATGCCGCCATTGCATACGCCGGTTCAATTGGCGGGGGTACGGTAATCGCTGCCAATGGCGTTTTCTGTGTGACGATGGCCAATCTGAACGTGGACAACGTCGCACTGGAGTTCAGGAACGCGACATTCTTTTACAAGGCGACGGACTCTGCGCACCACTGCATCAACATCAGCGCGAAGAAAAACAGCGTAATCGGCGCAGTTATTAAGGGCGATCCAAGCCTTTCTCGCGGTGCATCGGGTTTTGCTATCTGCGCACAGAACGCGACCGACGTTCTCATATCGAGAAACCGCATCTACTCGATTCCGAATGCTGGCATCTACGTGACGGCTACCGTTGGAGTCAGCGTCACCGACAACCGCGTCGACTCGACGAAGGCTGATGGCATTCACTTCTCGGACGGCACGCAGCGCTACGTTTGCACCGGCAACATCGTCAGCAATACCGACGACGACGCGATCGCAACCGTCCTTGACTCGCTCGGCGCGCAAGGCCCACAGATCGGCGTCATCGCGAACAACACGATCAAGGGCACGACGGCAGGGCACGGCATCACCTATATCGGGTGTTCTGGCCTGGTGATTGCGAACAACATCATCACCGACACGGCATATGGCGGCATCGGCAACTATATGTGGAACGACCCGACGTTTGCGTCGGCGGTTCTCATCACTGGCAACAAGATCATCAATCCTGGGCGAGCGCCAGCGAATGCCCTGAATGTCTGCGGCATTCTCGTAGGCCAATCGGCCAACACAAAAATCGTCGCCAACACCATTGAAGGCATCCCGCCGAATGGGTCTTACGTCGGTGCGGCGATTCTGCTCACGTCGTATCAGAAGTTGTGGATAAAGGGCAACGTGCTTAAGGATGGCTCTGATCACGGCATCTATCTGCTCGACTCTACCGGCGCTGCCGCTGCTGGCCTGACCGACCTCTATGTCGAAGATAACTCCATCTTCAATTTTGCGCGGCAGGCGATCCGCATAAATCCGACGAGCACCTTTCTGTCTGGCCTTTTCGTTACCGGCAACCGCATGAAAGATTGCTGCTACTCATCCAGTGAAACGGCTGTCGTATCGCTTGGCAGGACTCAGTCCACGCCGATGCGCTATTTCGGGAACATGCTGCTCACTATTGAAACGAAGTTGGTCAATCTCGACCCGACTAATGCGTCGGACATCAAGACGGCGAACAACGTGCCTGCGATATAAGAGCGCGACCAAGCGCTAAGGCCAATGTACGGGGAAAGGCAATGGGTGAGCGGATGCGGTATGAGGATCATCCGCCGCATACCGATGGTGATGGATATGCCGCAGTGGCGAAGGCGCTGGACAGCCTTCGCGACGAAATCGGAACGCGGCATGTCGAGAACACGAGCTCGCTTGAGGTCGTGCAGCGGGAATTGAAGATCGTTATTGAGCGTGTCGACGATCTCGCGAAGGGATTTCCTGGAGGCGATTGGGAGGGTCATCGGCTCTATCACGAGGCGGTGATTAAGAAGATGGAGGCGCGCGCAAAGCTGTATGAAGACCTGCGCGCCGACCTCGCGAAGAAAGGTCTATGGGCGGTGATCGTGGCGATAGGCGCGGCGATCTGGTTTTACGTGAAGGCGAAGATTATTCAGTGAGGTGCGCAATGTCCCTGCTTCAACTTGTTCTTCTGATCGTGCTCGTGATCGTCTTGCTCGGCGGCATTCCGATCGCTCCGTGGGCGTCTGGATGGGGCCTAGGCTGGTGGCCGAGCACGGGTGCGCTGGTTCTCATCATCCTTCTGTTGATCCTCCTATGAACGCCTACGATCTACCCACGCTTAAAGCGGAACTCACGCGCGACGAGGGGCGTCGCGCCCGGATCTACGTCGATACCGTTGGAAAGACATCGGGCGGCGTAGGTCGCAATCTCTCCGACGTCGCGTTCAGTGACGATGAAATCGACCTGATGCTCTCGAATGACATCGAACGGGCGGAACTCTCACTCGATGCAAGGCTCCCATGGTGGCGCAACCTCGATCCAGTTCGGCAACGGGTAATCCTCAACATGTGTTTCAACATGGGAATCGCCGGCCTTCTGACGTTCGTCAACACCCTCGCCTTTGTGAAGAGCGGCAACTGGAACGCCGCGGCGAACGGAATGCTGGCTAGCAAATGGGCGAATCAGGTTGGGGCACGCGCGCAACGTCTCGCGCAGATGATGCGCACAGGGAGCGCGTGATGGACTGGAGAAAGCTCATAGCCGGTGTAGCACCGACAATTGCGGGACTCGTGACAGGCCCGTTCGCGCCGCTCGCTATGGGTGCGACCGCCGCGCTGTCTAATCTGCTGCTCGGCAAGTCGGACGGCTCTGACGACGAGCTCGCCGCGGCCGTGCAGAACATGACGCCCGAGCAGGTCGCGGCCCTCAAGCAACTCGACATGCAGTGGGAAAAGCAGCGGCAAGATTTCCTGCTCGCGCAAGGTCAGCAGCAACTCGATTCCGACAAGCTCGACACGCAGAACACCGCAGACGCACGCGCGCGCGACATCGCGCTGTCTGCGCACGGCGAGAACTGGCGCGCCGATGCGGCGGTCGTCTTCGTGTGCATCGGGCTGATCGCATGCCTGATGTCGCTCGCGTTCTTCCGTGATCGGCTGCCCGGCGAGGCGGTCGGGATCATCAGCACAATCGCCGGCATCTTCGGAGGTTGCCTGAAGGATTACTTCAACTTCGAATTTGGATCGTCGCGCGAGAGTCGCCAGAAAGACGCGGTGATCGCGAACGTCGCAACCACTCCTGTAACCGTGGACATCAAGAAATGAAAACTTTCCGACTCCTTGTCGCTTCGCTTGCCGCCTCTTTGGCATCGCTCGCCTTTAGCGCCACAACGACGCCCATATCCCTGCTTAATCCATCTGGCTCGATAGCAGGGCAGGCGATCATCTCCACAGGCGGAAGCAGCGCGCCTGTGTGGGGGCCCGTTCCTCTCACAGGAATCACAGGGACACTTGCCATCGCAAACGGCGGCACAGGCGCGACGAGCGCGAGCGCCGCGCGCACGAATCTCGGACTCGGGACTTCGGCTACAGTCAACACCGGGGCGAGCGGGGCAACTGTGCCGTTGCTGAACGGCGCGAACACCTGGGCGGCGGCGCAGACGTTCTCTGTTCGTCCCACCTTCAACGGGGCGACGCCGTGGGATAGCGCAAACCTCGCGAGTCCTGCATCTACGGTCGGAGTTACGAACGGCGGCAATGCGGCGGCTGGTGCCATTGGTGAGTACAAGTCATCCGATGTGCCGATCGGCTCACCTGTTGCGCTGACGGCCGGCACCGCCGCGAACATCACATCGGTGTCTCTGACTGCTGGCGACTGGCTGTGCTCGGGAACTGCAACGTTTCTCCAGACCGGCACAACTGGTGTCACGACGATCGCCGCTGGTATGAACACGACCTCGGCGACGATGCCTCTTACGGAGCAGCAGGGCTACGCTGCGCTGAATCTCACGTTCGCGACGGGCTCAGCCTATGCAAATGCAATCACGGTTGGCAACTGGCGATATAACGTAACGACGACGACGACGGTCTATCTCGTCGCGAAGGCATCGTTTACCTCATCGACCGAAAGCGCCTACGGCTTCATCGGCTGCTATCGTTTCCGATGA